AAAAAAATATAGAGACTTTTAAAACAGATATTCTTGGGTATGAAGTTGAATTAAGATGTAATTTAGCAGTTTGGTTACATTTAGAAGCAGATTTTGGTATTAAACAAGGTGATTGGGTAGATGTTATTACTAAAGAAAAAAATATAGTAATTGCTAAGTTTTTAGTATCAATTTTGAAAGCTAATAAGTTAAAAACAACACTTGAGGAAGTTTTAGAAAATGTAACTGATACTGACTTGGAAGTATTTATTCTAAAATATCAAGAAGCTATGTATGGAGATCAAACAGCAACATTACTTCAAATGTTAGGAATTACTGATGATAGCGAAATGGGAAAGAGTTTTTTAGAAGAACAGGTAGAAGACCTAGTTCCTACACAACCAAAAGTAGTGAGCAGAAATCCGAAGAAAGCCAAGAAGAGACAGAAGAAACACAAGAAATAGATTGGGACGATATATTTTATAAGTGTAGAACTTGGTTCAACATGACTAAGGATGAATTTATGTATGATTATTCATTAGATTATATAGTTTATATGATCAATAGATATATCGAAGATAATTATACAACGAATGATTCTGAAGAAGAGGGCATAAGAGTTACTAACGCAAGTAATATATTATAGGAGGTAAAAATGGCAAGTTACATGGATAAAGTCGGTGTCATACTGACTGCAGAAGGTGTAGGGTCTTTTACCTCTGCTATTAAGCAAGGTGAAAATGCCTTACGACAACTTCAAGCTGAAGCTAGAAGAAATATAGCTTCATTAGGTAGTGGTGCGAAAGCATACGATATCTACAAGGCAAAGATGAGTGGACTAACTACTCAAATGAAGCAATCAGCAAGTAATGTTAATAATTTAAAAGATAAATATGATGCTTTAAAAAAATCTACTAGTGAAATACCTAAAGAGATTGAAAAGTTATCGAATGCTTTTAGGCAAAAACAATCAGTTCTAAAGACTAATGGAACATTGTTACAAAGTCAAAAGGAGCATTTAAAACACTTAGAAAGTACTTATGGTAAGAGTAGTGTTGCTGTTCAGAAATATAAAGAAACAGTAGCAAATACAAGCAAATCATATAAGAAGACTGAACAAGAAGTCAAAAGCCTTGAAACGCAAATTAAAGGCTTGAATAGTACATTAAGTACTCAACAGAAAGAATTAGGAGCATTACCAACTAAAATAGCTAACGCTGAAACAAGCTATTTTAAATTAAGAGATGCAGTCGAGAAAACTCACTCTGCATTTAGAAATAGTGGTGGTAGGTTAGCTGATACTGCTCAAAGATTTAATGATGTTGGTACTAGGGCACAAGTTCTAGGACAGAAAATGTCGGGAGTTGGTGACGGTTTAACAAGAGCTACTGCTGGGATATCTTCTGGAATGTTATTGGCCGCTAGAAGTGCAATCAATTTTGAAAGTGATTTTGCTGGAGTAGTTAAAACTGTAGATGCAACACCAGAACAACTAGAAAAGATTAGACAGAGTTTCTTAAATCTTTCTACAGAGATCCCTGTTAGTGCAAATGAATTAGCTAGAATAGGTGAAGTAGCTGGGCAGTTAGGTATTAAAACTGAAAATATAGTTGACTTCACAAAGACCATTGCTGATTTAGGAGCTACTACTAACTTAAGTAGTGAAGAAGGTGCAGCAAGCTTAGCACAATTCATGGCTGTAATGGGAACAAGTCAAAGCAGTATTAGGAATCTAGGTTCTACATTAGTAGAATTAGGAAACAACTTTGCCACAAATGAAAAATCTATTGTAGAAATGTCACAACGACTTTCTGGGATGGGTAAACAAACTAATATGTCAGAGGCTGATGTATTAGGATTAGCGGCTGCAATGAGTACCGTTGGTATTGAGGCAGAAGCTGGTGGTAGTGCAATGACACAGGTTATGACAAAAATGCAAAACGCAGTAATGTCAGGTGGAGAAAACTTAGGTAAGTTTGCTAAAGCCGCTGGAGTTAGTGCTAGTGAATTTGCTAATGCATTCAATAATCGACCTGTAGAGGCACTTGGATTAGTTCTTAAAGGTCTTAAAAATGTAAAAGAAAGTGGAGGTAATGTTAACGATGTACTAGCATCATTAGGTGTAACAGGTATTCGTGAAGCTGATGCCATGAAGAGACTTTCTGGAGCATTAGACGGTGATAGTGGATTAGGTAAAGCCTTAGAAATTGCAAATAAAGGTTGGAAAGAAAATACAGCCTTAACTAAAGAAGCAAGCATCAGATACCAAACAAGTGCTAGTAAAATTCAAATGGCTAAGAATGAAATTCAAAAAATGGCCATTGAAATGGGAGCACAATTATTACCTAGATTAGCAGAAGTATTACAACACTCTAAACCACTTGTAAAAACATTAGGTGACATGATGTTATGGTTTAGTAAATTACCGCCTGCTGTACAATTAGCAGTGTTAGGTATGGGTCCATTCTTATCTGTTCTAGGAAGATTAACAACTGGAATAGGTGGAGGAATTAAGAGTCTAGGTACTCTGATTCAATGGTTAGGTAAAATCAGAACTGGTAAAGCAGTGGCTGATGTTGCCAAATTAGGTACTGAAATTGCTGGTGTTGGAACTAAGGCTGCAACTACTGGAAGTATGGCTTCTATGTTAACTAATCCATATGTTGCAGGAGCTGCATTAATTGGAGCTGCTTTTGTTGGATTAGGATATGGAATATATCGTGAAATGACAAAAGATAGTAGAAATCATGGAAAAGGCAAAATATTTCAATGATTATCTATATTTATTACAAAGAATGGCATAAGCGAATTTATTATTCGTATCAGCTTATCATCACTCTTCCTTGTCTCGTTTTGCATGCGCAAACCATGATATATATGGGATAAAAGAAACTGAATTTACATCTGATAATATACAACATATATGGGAAATGGATGCTTTTCCTTATCCTTTTACCATAAAATTGAATTTTACTTCTCCTGCTTCTCGTACATATACAGTATCCAAAACTATTTCTAATCGTACAGATTTAGAAAATGCTTTTTATATGGGAATTTCTAGATTTTATGATTGTAATTTTTTGACGAAAAGTATTAATATTATTGACAAAACAGTATGCAAAAGTTATAATTGTAGTAAATAAAAAATATGAAAACCCTCAAGGAGAGTTAGCTACAACAGTAAGTGTGAACAACAAACAAGCATCTAAAGATGCAGAGTTGACACTAATACCACAAGAAGCTGGAAAAGCAACATCAGTAGTAGATGAAAGAGCATCTACTTTTTTCTGAGCGTCAGCTACCTTATTAGCTGTAGCAGTTGCAGTTTTCTCAGCATTAGATACTACCTTTGTTTGGTCTTCGACTTTCTCAGCAGTCGCAGATACAGACTTATCAGCATCAGCTACAGTACCTCCATTCACTGTTACAAATGCAGGAACTATAGAATTAGAGGAAGGTGGCTCAGCAGGAATTTATCTAGTTAATAAGTCAACAGCTACAGATATAATAGGGAATTTATCAGCATCAAATACTGGAACAATAAAGCTAAAATCTGGAGAAGGATCAATAGGAATCTATGCTCCAAAGGCTACAATTTCTGATGTTAGAACAGGAACAATGGAGAATGATGTTGAAAAATCTATAGCAGCATATATTTCTGATGGTGGAAAAATAACTAATGCTAGTACAGCTAATATTAATTTAGGAACATCTGGAAGTAACATTGCTTACTATGTAAAAAATGCAGGGACTTCTATAGAAGGTGCTAATGTTGGAACAGTTAAGGGTTATGGAGTTGGAGTATACTTAGAAGGAACAAAAGCAAACCCAACTGCGACACCAGCAGTGCCAGCAAGCCAAGCTACTCTAGGAGCTAATGCACCTGAATTAAAATTTAACAATGGTACAACAGATGGAAATGGAATTATAGGTCTATATTTAAAAGGAGATACAGATATATCTGCTTATACTAAAACAATAACAGTAGGTAATACAGTAGGTACTAATTCTGCAATAGGAATCTATAGTGATGCTCAAGGAGTTAGTGGGACACCATATGTTATTAAAGCAAATATAAAAACAGGTACAAAAGCAGTAGGTATTTTCAGTGCTCCAGATAGAGAACCAGTACCACCAGCAACAACACCAACTCCTAATAAGAGTTATATAAAATATTTAGGATCTCAAATGACTCTTGGAGAAGGATCTACAGGATT